TGACATTAGCAAAGATTAACACTACTGGTACACCTATATGGTCTAAACAAATTGGGTGGGAGACTGATTCAGACTTTACAGTACCGAATTTTAGAGGTAATGCTTTAGTAGGTACAATTGTAAAGTTAGATGATTCTGATAATATCTACGGAACATCATATAATCAGAGATCATTATATGACTCTAATCAAAATTATATTGGCTCAGGTACAGCATCAAATTATCCCTTAGCATTTAAAACAGATTCAGTAGGTGAACTACAATGGCATAGCTGTCTTCAAACTAATGATAGTATTAATCATGTATCTGATATGTTAAGTGATTTAAACTTATTTAAAAGCGGAGATCCTGTATTAACTGGATATGCTATGCAAGGTCCGGCTGATATTAGACCATCAGTTGTAAAATTAGATAAGGATACTGGAGCTATCAAGTGGCAAAGAGTATATAACCATTCAGAACCAAATGAGTATACAGGTATAACATATAATGCTGCTGTTGATGATGATGGTAATTTATTTTTTTGTGGCATTAAAGCATCACAGGCGGCCGATCCTACGGAACAATTTAATATTATTTTAAAGTATGATTCAGATGGTAATTTATTAGATCAGAAGAAAATTAGAGCTCATGCTGGTTATTTTACAATCGGAGACGTCAATATAGATGCAAATAATAATCTAATTTTATCAGGTGATTATGAGGATTCTTTATATACATCGAATCATAATTTATGGTTAGCAAAGTTACCAAATACTTTGCCGGTAGGCTATTATGATAGTAACGTACCAGGAGAAAATCAAATTCAACAACAAGCTGATAGGCATGGAATTCACTTACATATCGAAGATGTTAATAATACCGAGAGCGCATCTAATAGATTACAGGTAAGACCAGGTACATCATTGATTTCTAAAACAATGACTAACATGACTACTTCTAATTCTAGTGTCTCTAAATATAATTTAAGCCATTATGGACAAAACTGGCAACAAGCAAGACCAACTGGTAAAACAATAATTAAAACAGTAACTAATTCATATTCTGGTGATAGAGGTATTATATTTAATGGCGAAAATGGTTCAGGCCAAACTCCAGATAACATCAATCAATATATCGATATTAACAATAAAGGAAATGCTGTCTCTTTTGGTGACGCTAGTGGTGTAAGTTCAAAACATGTATGCGCTGTAAGTAGTGGCGATGCAGGGAGAATTGTATATAATTATATCGATTCTTCTGGATCAACTACTGCACTAGACTATATAAATTCAGCTAATCCTGCATCTGCTTCTTACTTCGGCGATCAAACAGTTGCGACAGCAAGTAGAAGCTCTGCTTCAGATGGTAATAGAGGACTATGGGCTGGTGGTGTACAGGGATCAGTTAATCAAGACGCAATAGATTATATTACAATTGCAACAACTGGAAATGCAGCTGATTTCGGTGATGCAATAGTTAATGGCGGTGGTAATAACGGAATATCTAATGCTACGTATGGTATTTTTCAAAGAGGAACATATCATGACGGATCTACTTTTCAAAGAACAAACGATTTGCATTATGTAACTATTGCAACAACAGGTAATTCTCAGGACTTTGGAGATTTAACTACAAACAAATTTAGAACAGCCTCTATGCAAGATGAAACAAGAGGAATATTTGCAGGTGGATTTACTGGTGATGCGGATCATCTATTGAATTATACAAACACTATTGATTATATAACTATAGCTACTCCTGGGAATGCATCTGACTTTGGAGATTTAACTAAAACAATGACTGGTATGGCTGGTATGTCAAACTATTATAGAGGAGTCATGGCAGGTGGAGTACGTGCATATAATTCACAAGGCTACATAACAACTCATGATGAAATTCAATATATAACTATTCAAACTCTTGGCAATGCAGCAGACTTTGGCGAAATGGTTATAAGACAATATTATAATAGTGGTAGTTCAGGTACACCTCAATAGGAGATATTATGAAAAATAATGTGATACAAAAACCGATTACCTTTTCTTTGCCGTTAGAAGCATCAGAAAATATAAATCAAGTTGCTGCGGCAAGAGTAGCAGAAAAATTACCAGAAATAGATCGTGTTACACGTGCGTTTGATCGAAGTAATTCTCAAACTACTTTGTCTATGATGACTCTTACTATGCTAAATGGTCATTCGCCATATAGAATGTTAAGACAAATCACAGCTGAAGTAGAAAAAAGAAAAATGGCATTATCTGAATCACAAGTAAATCATGCGAAAACTCGTATGAGAATTTTAGAATTAGAAGGTAAAGATGGTGCAGTTGCAGAAGCTGAGCTGAAGCATGCTAGACACGGTTTAGTTATGTTAGAAAATAAAATAAATGGCTCTATAAAAGATATTGCAACTTTGATTGATAACTATGAAAATATAAAAGAAAATTATGGCATTGATGAATGGGATGAAGAATCATTTGAAAAGGAAGAAAAGAGACATCACGTAAGACGATCATTTGAATTGATGTATCGTAACTTAATTAATGGTTCTAGAGCTTCAGCATCTACTATTGAGTATATGCAACAATTTGGTATACATCCACAAGTAGCTATTACAGAAGTTTCAGGATATATTAAACATACAACCGATAGAATTGCTAAGCACGATTTACCTCATGCTAATGATTTAGAAAACTTTTTAGATGAAATGGCTGATAAATATCATAAAAATGCAGACATAACGGCAGAAAAAATATTTGGTAAAGCAGATTTTGTTAATACCGATTATATGCTAAGGATAGGTAAGTAATGTTCGGCCCTCATTTTTATCATCAGAAGGTTAGAAAATGCGTAGCAGCATTTGGTTCTCTATTTACGCAATTATACATACTTCGTAAAGATTCGTCTGGTGCAGTAATTAGTACTATAAGAGTACCATTAGCATATGCGCCTCGTGATAAGTACATAGAACGAATCCAAGGCATTCAAGATATACAAAGAGATGAGGCCGTTGCTCTTAAACTACCTCGTATGTCTTTTGAGATTACATCGTACATTTATGATGATACAAGACAATTACAAAAATTAAATAAAACATTTAATAATAATACAATTAGCGATGAAGGTTCTAAAAAAGATGTGGTTACAAGATCTGTACCATATAATATAACATTTTCTTTGACTATATACGCAAAAGCACAAGATGATGCATTACAAGTAGTAGAGCAGATTTTACCGTTCTTTAGTCCACAATATACATTGACTATGAAACCTTTTGATGATTATACTGATTTGTTAGAAGATATACCAATTACTTTACAAGGTGTTTCTTATCTTTCTGATTTTGAAGGACCATTACAAGATAGAAGTGTATTACAATATGTTTTAGACTTTGAAATGAAAACAGCTTTTTACGGTCCTATAGATGCCGGTAAAAGTGTTATACAAAAGTCTATTGTCAATTATGATTTAGATCAAGCAGATTCAGCTGGGTTTGCATTTAGTGTAGAATATACACCTAAATTCTTTAGTAGAACTCCTGACGATCCGTTATTTCCAGGTTATAATACAAAGTATGTTGGTGATAGCAGCTTATAGGTGAATTATGGATAGCGATAAGATTGCAAACGACTATGAATATTCTCGACAAACTTACTATGAGTTAATAGAGAAAGGCAAAGATGCCCTTGACTTGGCTATTGAGATTGCTCAACAGTCCGAGCATCCTCGTGCTATAGAAGTATTATCTGGCATGATTAAGAATGTCGGTGATGTAAACGATAAGCTTATGGACCTGAATAAGAAAAACAAAGATATTAATAAAAATGATGACATACCTATGAAAGCTGAAGGCACAACAAATAATAATTTGTTTATTGGTTCTACAACTGATTTACAAAGGATGTTACAGGACGTAGATAAAATCGAAAAGCCTGCTAACAACGTTATTGATTTAACGCCTCGATTAAAAGATGAATGATGGTTACTTAGGGAACTCCAATGTTAAACGTGACGGTATTGTCACTTCATGGTCCCAAGCAGAAATACTAGAATATCAAAAGTGTATGCAAGATCCTATACACTTTGCGAGAGAATATTGTAAAGTTATTTCTCTTGACGAAGGCTTAGTTGACTTCGATTTATATCCTTATCAAGAGAAAATGTTCGAATACTTCAATGAGCATAGATTTAATATCGTATTGGCTTGTCGTCAGTCCGGTAAATCAATTTCATCTGTTGCATATATTCTATGGTTTGTTTTATTTCACTCAGAAAAAACAGTGGCTGTACTAGCTAACAAAGGCGCAACTGCCCGTGAGATGCTTGCACGTATTACTCTTATGTTAGAGAATCTGCCATTCTTCTTACAACCTGGTACAAAAGCTTTAAACAAAGGTTCATTAGAATTTTCGAATAATAGTAAGATCATTGCGGCAGCTACATCAGGCTCCTCTATTCGTGGTCTTTCTATTAACCTATTATTCTTAGACGAGTTTGCATTCGTTGAGAATGATGCACAATTTTTCACATCAACATATCCGGTGATTTCATCAGGTAAAGATACAAAAGTGATTATTACTTCTACCGCCAATGGTATAGGTAATGTCTTCCATAAAATTTGGGAGGGAGCACAACAAAAAACAAATCAGTTTCAACCGTTCAGAGTTGACTGGTGGGACGTACCCGGGCGTGATGATAAGTGGAAAGAAGAAACTATTGCCAATACTTCTCGATTGCAATTCGATCAAGAGTTTGGTAATACATTCTTTGGTACAGGTGATACGTTAATCAATGCTGAAACACTTATGAGTCTAAGAGCAAAGGACCCAATACAAGTAAAAGGTGATGCACTAATATATGAGGAGGTTGTACCTAAACACGAATATGTTGTAACGGTAGATGTTGCGAAGGGAAGAGGCCAGGACTATAGTACTTTTAATGTAGTCGACATTAGCACGAGGCCTTTTAAACAGGTTGCTGTTTATCGCAATAACCTTATCTCGCCTATTCTCTTCCCAGATTTTATTTATAAATTTGCAAAAGCCTACAATAATGCTTATGTGGTTGTAGAGGCAAATGATGCTGGGCAAGTTGTATGTAACGGATTATACCACGAGTTAGAATATGAAAACTTTCATGTTGAATCAGCGATTAAATCTACTGGTTTAGGCATTGAGATGACACGTAAGGTTAAACGTATTGGTTGCTCATCATTTAAAGATTTGCTAGAAAATAATAAACTAGAGATCGTTGATCAACAAACTATATTAGAAATATCTACGTTTGAGGCAAAAGGTCAATCATACGAAGCATCACAAGGTAATCATGATGACTTAGTGATGAATCTAGTGCTGTTTGGTTATTTTGCAGGCACTAATTACTTTGGCGAATTGACAGATATTAATTTAAAAGAAATGTTATTCGACCAAAGGATGAAAGAAATAGAAGCAGATGTATTACCATTTGGTTTTGTGGATGATGGCTTACCACATGTACCAGTAATAGATGAAGATAGACGACATTGGCAGATAGAAGAGAGGCCAGATCTAGACTTTTAATAAGTTATAAATAAGAACATAGTGAAAACCCGCCGTATTATGACAGATCTTATTATTTAAAAAGGAAAAAACACATGGCACTTGGAG